TCGGGTCCACCGGCCCGACTGGCGTGGCTGGCACCAACGGAACGAACGGCGCAGCGGGAAGCGCCGGAGCGGCTGGCGCGACCGGGCCTACCGGGGCTTCGGGCGCGGCTGGCAGCAACGGAGCGGCGTCCACGGTCACGGGCCCGACCGGCGTGGCGGGAGCAGCGGGGAGTAACGGCACAAACGGCACGAACGGAACTAACGGCAGCGCTGGGGCGGCCGGAGCGACCGGCGCGACCGGCCCGACTGGCATCGTTTTTAGTTATGGCACGGCCGCACCGACCGGCGGAAACGCTGGCGATTTGTACCTTCGCTACTCGTGAGGCTGACGACCATGCCACTCCGCGACCTCGCCGCAAAAATCTTCGAGCCGCAGTACGCCGGCATGGACGATCAGCCATTGGCCGACGCCGTCAACGGCCTCCGCGTCTCCGTTCGCCGCCCGGTGCCGACATGGCAAGTGCGGCAGACCGCAATCGAAGGCGGCTATTGGCCCGCGCTGATTGAGGCGCGCGAATCGACCACGCCAGCCGTTCGCGCTCTGGCGATCACCGTTCTCGCGTGGATCGACGACCAGAGCGGCACGATCCAGACCGTCGACATGGACCGGCCTGCGGTGATCGGCATGAGGGCCGCGCTCGTCCAGGCGGGGCTCTGCTCGCAGGCTCAGGCCGACGCACTGTCCGCGCTGGCGGATCACTCGATCCCGTGGGCGGAATCGGTGGGGCTGCCGGAGATCGGCGTGGGGCTCATTATCAACGCTCGGAGATCGATCAATGGCTGATTTGAAATTGGCATACGGCACCGCCTCCGATTTGACGATCACGCTGGCAAGCCTCGCCACCGACGCCAGTCTGCTGACGGGCCGCGAGTCTGCGGCCATCGACAATACATCGTTGCTCGTCCTCGACTATCTGGTGTCAGGAAAGATCACGAGTGGAACGTCACCAACGGCGGCAAAGTCGATTGAAGTGTGGGCCGTTGGTTCGTGGGACGGCACCAACTGGCCGGACGTTTTCGACGGCACCGAGTCCGCCGAGACGATCACCAGCGCTGATATCAAGGCCAGCGTCTGCAAATACATCGCCGCGATGGCGACGAGTGCCACCAGCAACGTCGCCTACCATTTTGGGCCAGTCTCGCTCGCTGCTGCGTTCGGTGGCGTGTTGCCGCCGAAGATCGTGTTGTTCGTCACTCACTCGACGGCGGTGGCTCTCAATGCCACGGCTGGAAATCACCAGATTCGCCTCCAGCCCGTCTATCAGACAATCAACTGATGCCACGCCAAGAGTTCTCATCGTTGCGCCAGGGCCTCGTCGGCGCGTGGTGCCCGTCGCTGGGGGCCAGCGGTCTGTCGCTGATTGACCGGAGCGGGCTCAACAACCACGGCTCGCTCACGAACATGGGCGGCCAGGACAACTGGCGAGCGAACGGAAGCGGAGTTGCGCTTAACTTTGATGGCACGAACGATTACGTTGTCGTGCTATCCGACTCGGCGTACCGATTTGCAACCGGACAGTCTTTTACTGTGTCCGCGTGGATTTATCCGGCGGTGAGCAAAAATCAGTCGATACTAAGTTTTCCACTGAATGGCTGGGATATTTACGTTTCTTCTGCGAATTATCTGGAGTTGGCAAAAGCCGGGATTGCCAATGCAGGATCGAGCGCAGCCACAAACGCCGTGACACTCAACAAATGGAGTCACGTCGCCGTAAAAAACATTGTTGGTTCAACCGTCGAGTTTTGCATAAACGGAGCGAGCGTTAGGACTGCCAGCTTTACCTCCACTTACAGCTACATTCAAGAATTGAGGATAGGCGCAACGCAGGATGTGAGCGTTGCGGGCACTCCTGATCTGCTTGCTTGGAATGGCGCTCTCGACGACATCCGCCTATACAACCGCGCCCTGACCCCCGCCGAAATCCGCCTCCTCGCCAGCCGTCGCGGGATCGGCCTGACGCCGCTGCCGGATCGCGGCGGCGGGTTGCCGCGGAAACTGTCGGTGAACGTGGGCGGGACGTGGCGGGCGGCGGATGCCTATGTCCGCACGGCGACGGATTGGCGGCTGTCGCAGGCGAGTGTAAACGTCGCGGGAGTGTGGAAATGAGCCTGCTGAATCTCTTCCGCAAACAAGATCCCGGCCTTGTCGCCGCGGGCGTGCCGCGGTCGAGCAAGTGGCCCGCGTGGCTGAAGGCTTTCCTCAAGGGCAAGACGTGCGTCTGCTGCGGGTCAAAAGGACCGCTCACGGGCCACCACGTCCTGCCGTTTCATCTGCGGCCAGAGCTTGAATTGTGCGAGGAGAATGTTCGCCCCGTCTGTGACGGCACGGATTGCCATTTGGTGCTGGGGCACCTCAAGGACTTTCAGCTTTTTAATCCAGACTTTGACGCCGATGCCGCGGCGTTTCTGGCGAAGCGGATGGCGGCGAAGAAGTCGCAGAACGTGTAACGCGCCCCCGTCGGGACTGACATAACCCTCGGTATGCTGCCAGCCGAGGAGACCCCATGCACGAACACCTTCACGCCTTGGCGATTCACGCCTTCTACTGCGGCGAGATCGAGACGGGACGACGAGCAAGCGAACGGCTGCTCAACATGCCGCTGCCGGACGACCTCGAGCGGCAGGCTCGGGCCAACCGCACGTGGTACACGCCGCTCCTGGACGAGCTAGCGTTTCATTTGCCCCGCCGAATCGAAGTCGAGCCGGCCCACACCGGCTGGACGACGTTCAATCCGACAATCATCCCAGACGGTACGGGCCTCCTGGCGATCGTGCGGTCGAGCAACTACCGGATCGACGCCGCCGGCCGGTATGTCATTCCGCCGGAAGACGACGGAGCGATCCGCACCGAGAACATCCTCTGCCGGATCGACCGCGACGGGAATGCTTACGACCGGCGGGTGATCGTGCCGCCGGCCTACGAGCCGAATGGGTACCCGGTTCACGGCCTGGAGGACTGCCGGCTACGTCGCACGGCGCGCGGAGTCGGAGTCTCAGCAACGGTCCGTGACGCGGCACCGTGGACGGGCCAGTGTCGGATCGGCGTGGCGGACCTCGACGTGGGCGAGGCCCGTTTGCACGTTCTGCGAGTGCTCGAGTGGGAAGGGCTCCAGCCGCACGAGAAGAACTGGATGCCGATCGACGGCCAAGACGGCTGGCTCTACGCTGCCAACCACGGCGGCCAGACGGTCACCGTGTCGGCCGACGCCGATATGCCGGGCGTCTACGAGGTGGCCGTCCGCGGCCCGGCTCCGCATCTCGCCAAGGGATTCCGGGGCGGAGGGCAGCTCGTGCCGGTCCGCGGCGGGTGGCTGGCGATCGTTCACGAAGTGGCTCACCTTGGCGACGGCCGGCGAGCGTACGAGCACCGATTCGTGTGGTTCGATGAGACGTTCACGCTTCAGCGCTGGTCGCCGCTATTCTCGTTTCAGGGCACGAAGTCGATCGAGTTCGCCGCCGGGCTGGCGGCGCTCGACGGGCAGATCGTGGTGTCGTTTGGCGTCAACGACGCGGAAGCGTGGACGACCTCAATAGCAGAGGAGGACGTATGCGACCTGCTCGCGCCTGTCTCGTGACCGGCTACATCCGGCTCGATCTGCCGAACCGCTCGCACGGCGAATACGAACGGCTCGGCGGCGAGCTGGTCGCCGCGGCCCGCGAGGGCGGGCACGAGGTGCAGACGTTCGGCGGTCGTGTCGACGACTGCTGGCATTGGTCGCTCTCTGAAGGTGCGACACTGCCGTTGGGCAACCCAGACAAAGACACGCGAGAGTTTCACGCGGTCCAACACGAGAAAACGTCGTGGGTGGTCGACGCCTCGGAGCGGACCGACGCCGACATCCTCGTATGGATGGACTGCGGTCTGCTTCACCTGCCGGGAATCACTGCTGACATGGTGCCGCAATTCCTCGAGCGGGCTGCCGCCTTTGCTCCGCGGGACCGGCTTGGCATGGCATCGATCTGGGGCGCGCCGTTCCGTCAGCCGGATTGGCGGTCGGTCGAGTGGTGGTGTGCCGGCGGCGTGTTCACGGTTCCCCGGTCGCTGGCGTTCGCCTGGCACGACGCTGTGGTTGACCGGGCAATTGCCATGCGATCAGACGGTCACGTCACGTGGGAAGTCAACACATGGGCCACGGCCTGGGCGAGGTGGTCAAACGTCGTTCGGCCGTGGCTGTGTGATCACAACGAAACGATTCTGGAGGCCGGCCCGTGAGCGAATACGTCGTCGTGATCCCGACGCGGAATCGCTATCGGCTTTGCCTACGAGCGATCCGGTCGGCGCTGACGCAGACGGTCGTGCCGGCGGAAGTGCTCGTCGTCGACGACGCCTCGGAAGACCCGCGCTATCAGTGGCTCGAGGAGATCGTCGGCAGCCCGCGGCTGACGGTGATCCGGCGAGCCGTCTCGAGCCGGGATGAAACCGGTGCGGGGTTTGCCGTCGGCACCGTGCGAAACGAAGCGATCCGCCGCGTGCTGAAGGTCGGATTCGTCGGTTGGATGGCGTTTCTTGACGATGACGACGAATGGATTCCGACCAAGGCCGCGGTCCAGTTCGCGGCCGTGGGATCGAACGGACGGTACGGCGTGCTCTGCGCCAACGCCTACAACCGCGGCCCCGACGGCGTCGTGACCGGCTACCACCACGGAACGCACGGCGTGACCATCACCGACAACACCCGCGATGTAACGGCGATCTGCCGGGCCACAAACCCGGTCATCAACTCGACGGCGGTCGTTCACACTCGGATCGCCGAACGCCTTGGCGATCAGCAGGCGGCCGGATTCGGCGAGGACTGGAACTACTGGCAACGTGCCAGCCGTCTGACCGGGATCATGCGGGTCGAGGAGCCGCTGGCGTGGTACACGGTCGGAAACCCGAAGGAATACACGCTGTGAAAATTGGCATCTACGCGCTAGCGAAGGACGAATCTCGGCACGCTGCGGCGTGGGCCGCCACGACCGCGGAAGCGGATGTCCGCGTCGTCACCGACACGGGATCGACCGACGACACCGCCGAGCTGCTCCAGGCGGCCGGCGTGACGGTGGTCCGGTCGGCGATCGTGCCGTGGCGGTGGGATGTTGCCTGGACGCAGGCGCTCTGCAATCTGCCGGCCGATGTCGACGTTGCCTTCCGGGTCGACCTCGACGAGCGGCCCCAGCCGGGCTGGCGGGCGGCGATCGAAGCGGCGTGGGACGACGAGGCCAACAACCTCGTTTACGACTACTGGTGGAGCCTTGACGACGCCGGCGGTCCGCTCCTGCGGTTCCACTGCGACCGGGTTCACGCTCGGTCGGGATTCGTCTGGCGGCAGGCCACACACGAGGGGCTCGTCTGCTGGGCCGGCGAGGTGCGGCGGAAGTTCTGCGCTGGCCTGGTCGTCGAGCACCACCGCGATCTGGGAAAGGTCCACACCGCGGACCTTACGCTCCTTCGAGTGGCGGTCCGCGAATCGCCGGACGACGCTCGCGCCCGGTGGTATCTCGCTCGGGAGATGGACTACGTAGGCATGCCGACGGCGGCCGCGGAGTTCGCCGGCTACCTGAAGATGCCCGGCGGCTCGCCGACGGAGCGTGCCTACGCTTTCCGCCGGCTGGCGTCGATCACCGGCGACCCGCGGCACCTCGAGCGGGCCGCCAAGGAAGCACCCGGCGAGCCGGACGCTTGGGAGCGGCTGGCGCTGGCCGCTCACCACCAAGAACACTGGGAGCAGTCGGCAACGCTGGCAGAGCAGGCCATCAAGTCGCCCGCGGCCACGCACGCCACCGACCCGCTGGCGAGGGCCAGGGCGGCAGAGCTGGCGTCGATCGCCCTCTGGCACCTCGGCCGCAAGGCGGACGCCCTGACGCACGCCAAGGCCGCTGCGGCACAATTGCATTGGGACGAGCGGATCGTCGGGAACGCGGCGGCAATGGAGGCGAGTCAATGAGCGTCCACGGCGATATCAAGGCGGCAATGACCGCGAGTCTCACGGCCGTTACGTGGACCACGACTACCGATGGCGTGACCGTCGAAAGCAAGTTTTTTCCGCAATACGGGATTGAGGATCTTGCCACGCCGATCATCTGCGTCACGGACGGAGCCGTTGAGTCGGAGCGAATCGCCCGGTCGTCGCACATGCGGGATTACTCGATCGAAATCTATCTCGCTCGGCACACTCCAACGGAGGCCGAGTGCGGCGTGATGCTGAATCTTCTCGAGGAGCTGCTTGGGAAGCTCGAGGATCACACGTGGCCGGGGATCACGTGGCCGATCGGCGTCACATCGCCGCAGACCATCGTCGCCGAGAAGAACCCCGGCGAGGGCTTGGAGGAGCGAAATGTGTGGCGGGCGGGGATCGTCGTGACGTTCAAGGTGCCGAGGAGCCACTGACATGACATGGATGATGCCGAAGCAGCGAGCGACGATCACCAGTGCCGGCGGCATTCAGTTCGACGTTGATCTTTCGATGCTGGAGCCGTCCGAAAAGCGGGCGATCCGCAAGGCTCAGAACATCACGCTGTTCAAGTGGGCGGAGCTGAAGACCCGCGTCGGCACCGGGCGGGCGAAGGCGCTCAAGATCGCCGGCATGGAAGTCCGCCGCGCCACTCAGCGTTCAATGTCTGTCCGCAAGGAACTGACGTTCCCAAAGTTCATTGACGGCGGAACAAAGGACGGCCGGCAGATCGTCATTAAGCGATACCAGATCCCCAAGCCGGATCGGGTGACGAGTTGGAAGACAGACCGATTCCCGAAGGGCTTCCTGCGGTCGGACATAATTTCCGACTACGACACGGCGACCGAATCGGTGGTGATCGGCCCGCGAATGGCTCCGTCGCTGAACAAGCTGCACGAGGTCGGCGGCAGCGTGTCGCTCTGGTTCACTCCGGGCTCGGTCATCCCGAAGCGAGCCCCGAAGAAGTTCGCTGGGGCCGTCTTCGGCACGCTGTCCAACGAGCCGAAGGGCGTCCGCGAGTTCGTGGAATACCGGCGCGGCCGGCGGCTTATCTGGGGCAAGAGTTTCTTCTGGGGCCGTCGCCGGGTGAAGGGCCGCCGGTACATGGGGCAGGGGCTCGACAAGGCTGCGGAAACGATCCCTGAAGCGTTCCGCGACTTCATTTCTGGCCCGGCGTCCGGCGGTCAGAAGCAGCTCAAGCTCTTCTGACCCGCCACACCCCCTCTCCGCCCCCGGCCGCCTGGCAGACGATAGAGCCACACCCCCAGCGGAGGCTCTCGCATGGCCGGCGAAACGATCGTCCTCGGCAAGAACGTGACGTACACCGGCGTGTCAAACGTCAGTGACGGGTCGATCACGACCACGTTCACGGAGATCGACAAAACCAAGGCCGGCGACACCGAGCGGACGATTCTCCGCGGGTGGGCCGAGCAGACGCTTGACCTGACCTGCATCGACGCGCCGGGCGTGTCTGTCGGCAGCGTGGTTGTCGTCAGTGCCACCGGGGCCAACGGTCACAACCTCTCTTCGGTCAAGTTCCTTGTCACGAGCGTCAGCCAGTCTGAGCCGCTCGACGACAAGGTGACGTTTTCCGTTTCCTGCACCCGCGGCGTCCAATAAGGAGCGATCGACATGGCAGTAGCTCTCGGTCGGGACGGCGGCACACCAACGGGCGGAAACGGCGCGACGGGCGTGCTCAACGTTACGTGGAACCAAGAGGTGACCGCGATCGACGTGTCGCATCGCGGCCTCGTCAACGCGAGCGGCATTTCGTACAAGGCCGCCACCGGCGGATTCGTGACCCGCACCGCAGAGATCGAGTGTCTTGACGCGACGGCGGTGATGACCTCGCTGGCGTCGGCCGGCAGCGGCTACATCGTTACCAACGTGTCGGAAACACGGCCGCTCGACGGGCCGGTCACGTTTACCTTGACCGCGAAAAAGACCTCCTGATCGGAGGCAGCCGTGGCGATTTCTCTTGGTCGTGAAACGGTGGTGACGTGGGGCGGCGTGACCGTTCCAGGCGTCCGCGACGTGCAGGTCAGTGTGGCTGGCACCATCCGCGAGATCACGCCGTTTGGCAGCCGGGCGACGATCTCGTACCAGACCGCGTACGCAGTGTCGATCACCATCGACACAATCGACGACGCTGCGGCCACAACCGCCATCGCCGCGGCAGTCGCGGGCACGGAGATCGCCGTCGTGACCAACGGCTATTCGTTTACGGCGGTGGTCGTCAACGTGTCTGACGCTCAGCCGCTGGACGATGTCCGCGTCTGGTCGATTCAAATGGCAAAGACCCAAGCAGGACTTCGCACATGAGAGAGTTTCGGGACGATCAGGGCCGCCCGTGGCACGTGTCGCTAACCGTGTCGTCGGCCGCCCGCGTCAAAGACTTGGTCCGCGTGGTGCTGCCGCCGAAGACGGCCGACGAGCCGGCTCCGACCGAGTCGGTGCCGTTTGATCTGATCGACGCCGGTGAGATCGCTCGCACCTTTCAGGTTCTGCGGTCGAACTTCTCGGCGCTTGGCGAGACGCTGGCTGCTCTGCTTGTTCCGCAGATCATTCAGAAGGGTCTGTCGAAAGAGGACTTCCTCGACGCTCTCCGCGGCGATTCGCTTGAGCAGGGAGGGCTAGCAGTCGAGGAGGAGCTTGTGTCTTTTTTCCCCCCGCGCCTCCGCGGCGTGCTGACGGCGCTGTCGGCTCGGATGACCGAGCTGGCGGAGACGGTCACGAAGCAAGCGGAGGCGGCGCTGCTGACACCTGGGCCGTCATCTGGGAGTGCTGCGGAATCACCGGCCTTGAGCCCGACAACCGAACCCTCCGAGAGTTGATGGCGGCGAGGGACGCTCGCCTCGAGTCCGATTGGTGGCACACGGCGCATCAAATGGCTCTGTTCGCAAATGCCAACCGCGGGCAGGGCAAGCCGGCGATCGACGCCGCAAAGCTGAATCCGTTCACGAAGTCGAAGCCGGTGCCGGCACGGCAGGCGACGCAGGCTGATCTCGAAGAATTGTTCGGCCCCGCAGGAGGGTGATCGATGTCAGCATCAGCAGTCCGCGGCGGTCAGGTCTATGTTGAGATCGGGGCTAATCCGTCGAAATTTCTCTCGGCGCTGACGACGATCAACACCAAGATCGCCGATGTCGGCATGACGCTTGAGTATGCGGGCATGGGCATGGCAGCGATCGGTGCGGCGATCGCCGGTCCGATCATGGCTATCGGCGGGGCCTTCGTTGAGAAGACCGTCGAGATGCAGAACATGCAGCGGGCGCTGAAGGACATCGGCAACGCTGTCGGCGAGGCGGTCGCGCCAGCATTCGTCGGCATTGCCAATGTCGTCGCCGGGGCGGCGAAGGCGATCGCCAAGTTCATCCGTGACAACCAGCAGCTCGTCCGCCTGGCGGTCGCGGTCGGCGGCTACTTCACGCTTTGGGGAATGGCAACGTACGCGCTTGGCTTTGCCATGACGACGCTTTCTCGAACGATCACGGCGTCCATCGGGCCGATCAGCGCGTTCCTGACGATCGTCAAGAGTGCGGCGGTCGCCGTCGGCGTGTTTGCGACGAGCGGGCCGGTGCTGGCGGCCGTGGCGGTGCTCGGCGGGTTGGCTGCCGGGGCGGCGATTGCCGGCGTCGACTTTCGCAAGCTCGCCGGCGTGATCGGCGGTGCGTTTGCCAATCCGATTGGCAATCTTACGGCCGTCTTCGGTGATCTCCTCGGGACGGTCAATCTCACCGTCGAAGGCATTTACCGGGCGATCGCGGCAGGCGACCTGGCTGGGGCCGTGGATGTGCTGATGGCCGGCTGGCTGGCCGCCTGGGCTCGTGGCACGCAAGCGGTAATGGGTGTCATGGACCCGTTCACAGAGACGGCCCAAAACGCAATGTCCGATCTCGGCGTTGGTCTGGCTGCCATGTGGGATCAGATGTGGACGGACATGGCGACGAGCGAATGGGGCGGATACATCCTCGGCGCAATGGACAACGTTTTAAACGGGATCATGTCCTACTGGGACAATCTCATCGGCTATCTCGAAAAGGGGTGGACGGAGATGTGGCGTCGTATGGGCAGGATCACCGACGAGGCCGCGGCAAAGGAAGTGGCTCGCATCGATGCCGTCAACTCTGGCAACGCCGACCAGCGTGGCCGCGACAGGCCGGGATTTGCCGGTCGCACCGGGCTGACCGACCAGCAGAAAGCCAAGATGCAGCAGGAGTCTGCCGACCGGCAAGCAGCGATGTCCGCGGAAGGCGACCGGATGCGGAAAGACCGCGCCGATCGGACGGCGGCAAACGTCGGGATGCGTGCCCAGGCCGTCGCCGACGCAAACCGGAATCTTCAGGCACAAGTCAATCGGTTTCCGGTGCCGCAGGTTCCCATGCAGGCCGGGGCGCTGAAGACCGAGACGGCCGGAACGTTCTCGGCCTTTGGACTCGGACAGCTCGGCACGGGCAACATCGACAAGCAGCAGCTTGAGGAGCTGAAGAGAATCCGCGAAGAATTGCAGCGGCAGGCTTTGGCCGGCGGGATCGGACCGTGAGGAGAACACCGTGGCACTGACATGGGTTGAGGATTCTACGAGCCGGTCCGCGACGATCTTTCGGCTCGGCCGAAAAGATCCTTCTACCCGTTCGCGCGTTTGGAACGTCATCGGCACGAGCAACGAAGACGTTCTGCACGCCGACGTGAACAGCAAGATCAGCGACTTCTACCAATACTGGAGCTACCCAGGCCAGCCGCTGGTACGGCTGCGAGCCGAACAGTACAGCGTGACCTACCAGGGAGACGACGCCTGGCTTGTGACGGTGAACTACGAGAAGCTCGGGGCCGACGACGCGACGCAGACGGGACCGTTGAAGCGAGCGCGGTCGTTTGACACGACCGGCGGGACGCAGACGGTGACGCAGTGCCGTTTTGACCCGGTAGCGGCATCGATTGGCGAGAGAATCTATGACTCAACCGGAGCGTTGGACGGGGCCAACCGGCCGACGATGAAAGGGGCCATCAACGTTGATGACCGCGGCGTTAATGGAGTGGACATCGTCGTCCCACAGCTTACGTGGACGGAAGGCTACGACGTGCCGACTCGGTTCGTCACCGATGCCTACGTTCGCGCCGTGCATCTGCTGACAGGGTCTGTGAACGCCGCTCCGTTTCGTGGGTTCGCTCGAGGGGAAGTGTTGTTTGCTGGCATGACTGGATCGCAGGAATGGGATCTCCAACGTGGCGACGGACCGTGGTCGCTGACATTCCGTTTCGTTGGGTCACCAAATCGTGGTCCAGACCTCGGCGGGCTGCCGGCCGAGCCGATCGGCAACATCACGGTCTACAACAAGTTCGGCCACGATTACCTTTGGATTCGGTATGCGTCGGTCGATGACCAGAACAACAATTTGATACTCCGCCAGCCGCTCCAGGTCTACGTCAACAAGGTCTACCCGGACGGTGATTTTTCGAAGATCGGTATTGGTGTGGCATGAATGGCCGCGTGACACCGGGACCGATCAAGGGGCAACTCTCAGCGGCCGCGTTGAACCGCGCTCAGGAAGCCGCGGACATCGTCCTAGGTCAACGCGGCAACGGCATGGCGGACGGCCCGTCTGCCGGCCCGATGCCATACACCGGCATCCTGGCAAAGAATAACACCACCGGCACGGTTCGCCGCTGGGGCGTGATGAGCGTCGCCGGCGTCGTATTCACGCCGAGCGGAGCGACCGGCAACGCGACGCAGCAGTTCCAGGATCAGCCGGTCTTGAGCGGCGGCTTGCCGACTGGCGGATCGTCGTTCGTGGTGGCTGTCGAGCCGATCGCGGCCGGGAAGATCGGGCGGGTGGCTGTGGCCGGGGTTGTGCAGGCCAAGATCAACGTCGTCAGCGAGTCTGACACGTTCGCCACCGCGAAGGACGGCGACCTCACGCAGCTCACCTCGGCGGCCAGCGGCGACGCCCAGATCCTCTGGAAGGAAAGCGGAACCGGGGCGGGCAAGTGGGCCATTGTTCGGTTCGGCGGTTCGGGCGGGGCGTCGATCCGGCTCGGTAAGGTGACGGGCACCTGGAGCAAGGGCTCGACGGCCACGGTGACGCAGTGGAAGGGCGACGGGTCGTATCAGGTCACCGGGCCGAGCGGGCCGCTGAAGTTCACGGCGATTAACCGGGCGCAGACCGTTACGGGGCCGACGGGCGGATTCTGGGTCGGATGCGAGAGTATCGACGGGACATGGCACCTCGAATGGGCGGAGTGTACGTGATGCTGCTTGGGGGCTCATCGCCGTGTCAGCAGTGCGGATGCGTGTCATGCCAGACCTGCACCCGCACCTGCACCAATCCGCACACCGGCGCAGCGTTTGCCAAAGTGTTCACGTACTGGTTTTCAGGCGTCGAGGCGGGGAATCTAACCGACGGATTTTTGACCGCAAGCGGCGACAACGACACTTCTGATCCGCCCGACGGCATGGACGGCAGCGGCCCGTGGATGCAGCAAATAAGCGGCGGGTTCTCCGACGGCGGCAGTTACGGCGGCGGGACTCGGTTTCCATGCGCTTATCGGTTCTCGTTCTGGCGCAGCGTTCGCGGGCTCGGTATCGGTTCCTCAAGTACGTCCACGGCTCTAACAGAAAATGTTATCGAGCTGACCGTCACTGCGGGGGCGATTGTGTATCCCGATGGAACCGTTATCACGCCGGCCAGCGGTACGGTTGCGCTGGCAACTGTCCCTCTTGTGTCGGGCGGTGCCGATGCGGTCGATCCGCACACCGGCGAAGGATCGGTGTCGTTTGCTTTGCAGTGCCAGAACGTCGAGACGACGTTCAGTATTCAGGCACGAATCCGGTGGAACGTCCAAAAGCGGCAGCACACACTGTATGGCATCGTGCGGGAGTGCTATGAGGAAGGGACGCCGTGTGCGACGTTTTGTAGCGGAGGCCCGCCGCCAAATACCATCTATCTTGAGATCAAAAACGTCTCGCTTTCTGGTGGCGCGACTGTGGCTGGACTGGCCGGAACGTATGTAATGACTCGCGTTCCAAACTACTGCGATTTATGGGAGCACATCGGTGCGCTGAACTGCACTCTTGGATTTTTCTCGGGATACCAGGAGACACTCTACGCTTCATCCTTGACCGTTACCTCTGTGCAGCAATCGCTGCGAAGAGTGTTTACCGTCTCTGGTGTGCCTGAGTGTGCGTTGCTACAACTGTACTGGTTTAATGCGACTCCTGTTCCTATCTGCGGAACGGGACTAATCAAGAGCGGCACGGGAGGGACGATCTTGGTCGCAAACGGTGCAGCCACTACGGGCACGTTTGATTGGGAGATCAGCGCATGAACTGCGACCTCTCCGCCCCCGACGCGACCTGCCCCCGTTGCGGCTTCGTGTCGAAGGTCCGCAACGCCATCCGCCAATGCCGCAAGCCGCTGCCGACGTTGTGCGGCCCCGCCTGCCAACTCAAACGCTCGCTGGCATGGTGGGGAATCCGCGACGACGGGAAGTGCGGCTGCACGGAGTACGCCGCACAGATGGACGCCTGGGGCGCAGAAGAATGCTTCCGCCGGATCGAGGAGATCGTCGAGCATCTTCGGGAAGCCGCGGCAACAAAGGGGCTGCCGTTCATCGCTACCGCGGCTCGGATGATGGTGGCACGGGCGATCGAGGCCGCAATGGCGGAAGCCGCACGATGACCGCGGAGGGCGACGCATGGCACGCCGATCAGCCACGGTCCACATCGGCCAGAAGAAGTGGAAAATCCGCGTCTGCGCGGTGCCGACTGACCGGCTCGGCGACTGCAACGACGAGACGGGCACGATCCGCGTGTCCAACAAGCTCGTCGGCGTCGACTTCGTGGAAGTTCTGCTGCACGAGTTGATCCACGCCAGGTGGTGGTGCCTGGACGAGGGCGAGGTGACGGAGTTTGCCGAGGAAGCCGCGGCCGTGCTCGAGGCGTTCGGTGTCACCCGTGGGGAGGACGACGATGGCTAAGAGACAGGCAGCCGGCAAGGCAGCCGGCGACGAGATCACGCTGATCGTCCGACGGATCGTCGCGGCACACCCGGACGCACCGGCTCGGACGCTCGCCCGGCGGGTCGTCGAAGAGTGCAACGGGGCGATCACGCTTGAGCAGGCTCGGACGCGGGTGCGTCAGTCGCTCGGGGTGTCAGGGAACAAGCACCGCAAGTCAATGTCTTCCAAAGACCTTTACCGCCCTCCGCGCCCCGCGGGAACGAAGATGGCGATGCCGCCGTCGCAGGCCGAGCCGTGGCTGCCGTTTGACCTTGGCATCACGGGAAAGATCGGCATCCTGTCTGATATCCACGTGCCGTACCACGACGAGACGGCGCTGCGGGCCGCGGTCGATCACCTTCAGGGCGAGAAGATCGACGCCTTGCTCCTTAACGGCGATTGGGCCGACTTCTATTCGATCAGCCGGCACGAGAAGAATCCAAAGCTGCGGAACTTCCGCAACGAGCTGGCGGCCGGCCGCGATCTCCTGAAGTGGATGCGGCAGGAGTTTCCGAACATGCGGATCGTCGCCAAGCTCGGCAACCACGAGGAACGCTGGGAGAAGTGGCTCTGGGAGCACGCCCCGGAGATTTCCGACGATCCGATCATGGGGATCGACAATTGGTATGGATTCCACAATCTGGGTATTGAACTAGTAGCAGACAAGCGGATCATCCTCGCCGGTGCGTTGCCGATTCTGCACGGCCACGAAAAAGGCAACGGGATCAGCTCGCCGGTGAATCAGGCCCGCGGGGCTTTCATGCGGCTGCATCACACGGTGCTCGAGGGCCACGGGCACCGCACCTCGACACACTCTGAGCCCGACATGATGGGCAGCGAGACGGTGTGTTTCTCGACGGGATGTCTCTGTGACATGCGGCCGGCTTACGCACGGCTCAACAAATGGAATCAAGGCGCGGCGGTGGTGGAGGTCCACTCTGACCGCTCGTTCGACGTGGAGAACTTCCGCATCCAGAGCGGCAAGGTGAGGCAATCGTGACAGACGCCGACCTCGTTACCATCGATCAACGCATCCAGAGGGCCGGTGCCGCCAACTGTTGGACGGGCACACTCGGAAGCCTCGCTACCGACGCTCGTCGGCTGGTGCGGCACATTCAGGAGACAAGGCAAATGGCAGAGGAATACCCACAACGAATTGAAGTCCCGTGCAACACGTGCCGCGGAATCGTCGGGCTCGAGCCGACGTGCCCGTATTGCAACGGAGCCGGAAAGTATTGGAAGCGAAGCTCTCAGACTGAGCCGTGGAAGTACAGCTCCGAAGATCCGCCGTGCTTTCGCGCTGGCTTCGACGAAGCGACACACGAAAAAAGGGCGGCCGCAACGCTTGCCGCGGCCATCGCTGAACACTCGCGGCTCGCCAAGGAGCAGCTTTCTTACCCCGTTGATCACATCCTCCAGGGCGAGCGGGAGCTGAAGCATTTCACCGGCGACGAGATGGAGCCGGAGGCGACGTTGATCGAAGAGCCGGAAGGCCCCCCGGTGGCCGTGCAGCTTCTCGACACCGCACGGGCCGCGGTGCTCGATCGGCATCGGGTGTACGGCCCGCCGCAGGAGCATTTCGCACGGACGGTCGGCATGGTCAACAGCCTCTTTGCGTCGGTGCTGAAACGGCCGCTGACAACGTCCGATTGGGCTCGCATCATGCTCTTGGACAAGCTCTCCCGCGATCTCGGGCCGCGGCCGCATCCCGACAACGCTGTGGACCTAGCAGGCTACGCGGCCTGCCTTGCCGAGTGCCAGGCGTCCGTACCCCCTGCCGGCGGCAACCCGTGAGCCGTAGCGTGGTGGGAGGTGACGCATGATCTCACGGCCGACTCACTGGCGGACCGGCCCGAACGGCCGGGAAGCCGTGGCAGCCGCTGGGGACTTCGTGTCGCTGGAGCATCTGCTGCGGAGCTGCGAGAAGTCCGGCCGGATCACATCCCGGCCGGAGCGGACTGACCTTGAGCTTGAGGTGATTGCCTACCGGCTGGGGATGACGGTGGACGAAGTCCGGCGAGCGATAGCACGAGGACGCACGGAGATCACCGATGGCTGACTCTCTCGACGGGATCGTGACGACAACGACTAGCCTGACGCAGACCCAGACGGGCACCGTCGGCAGCTCGACGCGGGCTGTTTCCGTGTCGTCGGCAATGCCACTGAACAGCGTCTCGGGGCCGATTGTCGATCAGCTCTGGGTGAGCAACCGCTCTTTGGCGGTCGGGTCGTCCGAGACGCTCGACCTTCTGTCGCTCACCGACACGATCCAGGGCGCGACCGGCATCCAGACCATGCGACAGGTCCGCCTTGTGCGGATCGAGAACAACGAAACGGTCACCGGCCCGCGGATCGTCGTCGGCCCGTCGGGGACGAACGGCTGGGGCCGTGTCGCCGGCGAGATCGGGCCGGGCGGCGAGTTGCTGGCCGTTCAGCAAACGCACGCATGGGGCGTGACGGCCACGGAACGGGGCGTGACGATTCGCGCCACCGGGCCGACCGGCTCAGTCTCCTATTCAATCGTGATCGCGGGAACCGCCACCACCGGACCAGCGGGGTATTGACATGACTCCAGACCAACTGCAATCCGCCGTCCTGACGTTTATCGCCTCCGCGCGGCTCAAGGCCGCCGGCGGGCTCACCGTCAGCGAGTTCGGCTCGCTGACCGTCGAGGTTATCCGCCTGGCGGTGGCCGGGCTCGACACGATCTCCAGCCTCGACGGGCCGGGGAAAAAGGCTTGGTCGCTGGCGTGCGTCGGCACGCTCTTCGACGCGGTCGCCGATTCCTGCGTGCCGTTCGTCGCCAAGCCCGTTTGGTGGATCGTCCGGCCGACGGTTCGCGCGCTGGTGCTGTCGGCGGCCGGCGGGGCGCTCGAGCAGATCCTGACGCTCACCCGTGCCGCCGCCCCGGAGCCGACCGCATGACCACCGCCGCTCTCCTCGCCGCCGCCGCGGTGGCCTACCTGCTCTGGACCCGCCCAGCGGTCGCGCCCGCGCTGCCGCAACTGCCGCCACTGTCGCCCATCATCCCGCCCGGAATCATGCCGCTGGGGATGCCAGGGGCAGCGGCTGCCGGCGGCCCGCACCCGCTCACGCTCCTGGCGATCCTGGCCGCGGGGGCGATGATTGCGTTCTCGATTCTGGAATCTAGAACGCCGCCGCCTGTTCCCGGCCCCGCGCCGGTGGTCGGGCTCGATCTCCGAGGCCGGTTCGTTGGGCCGGACGCCGCGACCGACGCCTCAACCACTGCCGCCCTCCTCGAGGAGCTGGCCGGCGCGATCGAGTGGGACGGGCAGCAGGCCGAGCCCCGGCTCCGCACCGGGGCCGCCTTCGACGATCTCCGCCGGTCGGCTCGGGAGCTGCGGACGCGCGGCGTCTCGCTCGGGGCTCGGCAGCCGGCCGTCCGCGACGAGATCAAACGGTTCCTCGATGCAGAGGCCGGCACCGAAGGCGGGCCGGTCGATGGTGCCGCCCGTGCGAAGTGGGTGAGGGCTTACCGGGCCGTGTCGGCCGCAGCGGCGGAGGCGACCCGATGACCGCTCGCCAACGCACCGTCTGGACCTGGAGCGCCGTTGGCTTCGTCGTGTTCGCGGCGATCGTCGGCGCGCTCGTCGAGCGGGCCACGCACCGGCTCGCCGCTGGGGTTGAGAGCAGGTTCGGGTACACGCCGAATCCTGAAGGCACGAGAGAGTTCCTGGCCGAACTGGATCAGCCAGAGTTCAAGGGCGCGGCACCTGACGTGTTGCGAAACGCCAAGGGACGCGACACGTTCCTTTTTCGCCATGCCGATCGGGCACACCGCGCCGTCTACGGCCGCCCGTTTGAAGCGTGGAATCAAGGCAACCACGGTTCCTGCGTCTCGTTCGGGTGGGCTATGGGATCGTTCGTCGGCCAGGCCGTGGACTGGACCGAGGGAGAGTTGTCCGACCCGCCGAAGCTCGTCGCCACCGAACCGATCTACGGCGGCAGTCGGACCGCTGGCAGGCTCCCGCCGATCACGTTTGCAGGATATTCAGACGGCTCTTACGGGGCCGCAGCGGCCCGCTGGGTGGTCGGCACAAAGGCCGGCGTCGGCGGCATCCTCTACCGCCAGAAGTACGGGGCGATCGATCTCTCGACCTACGACATCTCGCTGTCGAAGGAGTGGGGGGCGAACGGCGTTCCGGCCGCTCTGGCAAAGCAGGCGACCGATCACACCGCCCAGGGCGTCGCCCTCTGCGACTCATGGGACTCGCTGGCGGCCGCGATCGAGAACGGCATGCCGGTGCCGATCTGCTCCAACGTCGGCTTTGCCGCGACCAACGTGAGGGACGCTGACGGGTTCCTTCCTCGAGGTGGCAACTGGTCCCACTGCATGGTCGTGATCGGCATTCGGTACAAGGTCAACGGAAGCCCGCGAGACGGTGCTCTCGTTTGTAATTCTTGGGGATCGTCGTGGGTGCGAGGAGGCCGTTTTCCTGCGGACATGCCAGAGGGCTGTTTTTGGGCTGACCGCAAGGACATCGAAGCCATCCTGGCCCAGGGCGATTCGTTCGTCATCGCCGGCGTGAACGGGTGGAAGGCCCGCGACCTTGACAACGGCGCGTGGCTCCAGCCTGCCGCCGCTCGCCCGCAACCCGCCCGCATCATTGCCAGCGTCTACTCTCTCGCCCCGTGAGGCCGCCATGATCCTCGACCGCCGCCTTGTCGCCATCATCGTCGTCACCCTCGCCGTCGGCTGGTGGCTGGGATCCAGCCCCTCGAGCCCGATCAACCCGACGCCCCAACGGCCGGTCCTCGCCGCCGTCGGCCGGATGGCCCGGATCGCGGCCCGGCTCGGCCTGTGGATGGCGATGGCGGCCGAGCCCGCCCCGCAGCTCGAGCGGCAGCAGATCGTCAGAAGCCCGGCGGTCGACGCCGCCGGGAATCGAGTGGTAGATCACGGGGAGGGCTGGTGATGGACCCGATTCTTCTCGAGATCGTCCTGTGGGTCGGCGGGCTTGCCGCCGTCGGCAGCGCTGTCGGCGTGACCCTAGTTCTCGCTGCGTGGTGGCTGTTCGCGCGGCTCTCAGCGTGGTTCGACCACGATGAAGGAGGAAGCCAGTGACCATCTACCGCTCCCTCCTCGCCTGGCTCGCCGCCCTCTCCGCCGATCCTGCGGAGATCGACCGCGAGCCTCCGCGCGCCGCCGCGGCCGTGGCTGCGGCCTATGCAAGTTTTGCCCCCGAAACTTCACCAGCGCCGCCGCCTATTCAAGTTTGCGGCTGCGGCGGGAAGTGTGCCAACGGCATCTATCGACCCGACGGCAAGATCGAAATGAAGTGCGAGAAGGACTGCCCCTGCTCGTGCCGCAAAATCCCCTCCCCCGGACGCTGACGCTCATGCCCGCGGGCGGGCGTCGCGCCGGGGGAGGTGGACTGGGTTAGGATTTCCGCGGTCGCCCCATCCCCGGAACAGCCACAATTTTCGCAACGTCGCTCCGGTGGACGAATACGGTGCCGTCGATCTCGACGCTCGGGACCGTGCCGGCCTTCACGAGCCGGTAGGCCAGGGCGCGGCTCACGCCGGCGAGCGTGGCCGCAGTGGACGGCCGGATGTAGTCGGTGGTGTTGATGCTGGTCATCGCTGACCCTCTGCAATCGATTCCCAATGCCGCAGCTTGTCGGCGTCGAGCGAAAAAGCGTATCCGATTTCTCGATGGCTTCCGTTGGCGTTCACGAGTCGCCCACGCAGGCCGTTCTTGCCGCTCATGCGGGCTTGGCAGTGGCAGACGCCGCCCTTCGCCTTGCTCGCGTCTCCCTCGATCCGTTCGACGGAGAGCGTCGGGTCGGCTGCTACGGTGCAAATCGTCCGCCACGTGGTGGTGATCTTGGTCGTGGTCATCGTGTCGTTCCTTTTCCTTGTGGTGTGACCCGCCCGGCGAAGTGCCGGGCGGGTGGGGCGGGTCAGGCTGCACTCATTTCGTAGTTGTCAACAATTTTCCGAAGGTTACCGCATCCGTTCTTGATCTGATATTCGTCTTCGGCCGTCAGCGTAATCGCCGGGAACCGATTCCCGAACTCTGCCATCCGGAACTCTTGCGCCTCTTGCAGCGTGCAGCAGTGCATCGCGTTGATCGGGCTGAACTTGCTCTGCTTATTGACCCGGAAAGCAACCTTGCCGGTTCCGTCGCAGGTAAAGCAAATCCCGTTAGCAATTCCAGAAAACGCAGCGATGTAGCCCGACCCGCCGCACTTGTAGCATTCGCAGGTCTTCGTTTCGCTTTCCATCGTTCCTCTCCTTGGTGGTGTCGTTCTCGTCTGCGTGTAGTATAGACGATCGTCCATTGTGGTCAAGTGGGGTGAGAAAGATTTTTTTGGGGGCGGTTTTCCGCGTGGAAACAGCCTATTCCGCCTCCGGCACGAACTCGGCGTCCTCGCCGAGATCGAGTGCCGGCAGGTAGTCGAGGGCCGACCGCGTCTGCGTGATCGACGGGGCGAGGTAGTGCTGGCGGGTCATCTCCGTGCTGTGGTGCCCCAGGTGAGCCGTGGCGTCCCCGCCGCCAGCGTGAACGTAGCTCGCCGATGACTTGCGGACCGCATGGAACGGCAGGTAGCTCACGCCAGCCGTCCGGCAGAGGACGCGCAGCGATGGGTAGATGCTCGTCGGCTGTTTGCGATCCCACGGCCAGACGAGATCGTCGGGGCCGCCGCGATGCTCCTCGAGCTGCCGGCAGAGATCGGCCGGCAGAGCGTGGGAAATGTCGGCACGCCGACCCTTGCGGGTGTCAGCCGTAAACAGCACCCGACCGGCGACGAGATCGACGTTGCTCCACCGGAGCTGCATTAACTCGCCGATCCGAGCACCGCAGCACCATTGGGCATAGAGGATCGATGACCACCACCAGGCCGACGGCAAGCTACCGGTCCGGCCGCGACGCTTGCGGGCCTGGACGATGAGCCGGCCGATGTCGGTGGCCGTGTACGCTCGCGGCACGCGGGCGATCTTTGGTCGGCGCTTCAGCCGCGGCGGTTGACCCTCGTGGAAGCCCTCTTCACGCATCCACCGCCAGAGGGCCAAAAGCTGCGAGCGATCCTTGCTTACGGTGTCGGGAGAGATCGGCTTGCCGGCTCGAGTGTTACTGGCCCGCCATCGAAGGAACTCGGCGACCCTCATGCTCGTGAGATCGCCGGCCAGCGGCTCGTGGCCGACGAACTCGGCGAACTTGGCGACGCTGTGGAGATAGAGCACCTCGGAGCGTGGGGAAAGATCCTGAATCACGACGTATTGGCTCAGTGCTGCTGTCAGTTTCACGACAAGGCTCCGCTAAACGGCCTCGCCTCCATGCGCGTCGTTCGATACGCTCTCGCGTGTCGCCGTGTCCTATGCCCGCCGGAGGTTCCTTCGGAGTGTACTGGACGTAAGGTCAGTCATAGACGGATGTTCGAATCCCGCCCTCTCCGTTGAAACATCGGTTGGCAGGTAACAGTACGCATCCGAAAAATCGGATGCCGGCGGAGGTGCGGTGTGGCAAAGTTGTCTGCATCGGTCAGCGATCTTGTTCCTGTGTCTGAGGCGGCCGAAATTGCCGGTGTGCATCCCCGCACGATCCTGAAGCGGATTGAAGAAGGCAAGCTCGTTGCCGAGCGAATGGGAGCCAGGACGTTCATGGTTTTGAGGTCATCGGCAGAGGAATACGCCTCGACCGTCAGCAACCGATCAAAACGAAAGCGTGCCGACAAGGCGTCGGCCGCGATCCAACAGCAGCAAAGACCCACAAAACGCAAGTGATTCGGCGTTTTTCTCGACGCCGATTTTGTGCTGTTGACAAGGGCGGATAGCGGCCCTTATCCTCCCGCCACGCCTGAGGATTGAAACGTCCAAGGGCGTTTTGGCCTAGATCCAAGGGCGGGTATCAGCCCTTTGTGGACACTCTGGCAAGGACGCCTCGTTTCCCTCGGTGTTTCCGGGGGATGACCCGCTCGGAATCGTGGGTAGGATCGATCCCACTAAGTGAACGGGCGTCCAGTTATCGGAGGCGGGGGGAATGGAAACCAAGGGCGGCGAAGGGCGGGCGAACCAAGGACTGATTGACATCTGCTTCGGGGTCGGTCTGTCAGTGAAGACGACGGCATGGGTGATCGGCGAGTCAACGGGGCTCGTCTGGCACGAGTGGTCGGTGAGGACCGGGCTTCCAACGCCTGGCGATCCGCCGCCGAGTGCGATCCGACGGCGAGCTAGAGAAGTCCAACGGGGATGGACCGACGACCTTCGACAGCTTGCGGAATACGGATGCACTCAGCGGCCGAGCAGCAAGACCGTCGGCTATCGGCAGGTCGAGCGACGGGCGCAACAGAAGAAGTACGACGGAAATCGAAAGGCGAAGGAATGCCACTCAGGCTCGATCGACGAGAAGGCCAATCCATCACCGTGCCCGGTGATACCGAGGCAGATGACATTGTCATTCGCGTGCACAGTATCCGAGGCGATCGCGTGAGACTTGAAGTCTCTGCTCACGTTGAGCAGGACGTTTTCAGGACCGAGTTGTTCAACAAGATCAAGAACCAGGAGACGAATCATGGCGGCGAATGTCATGGCAGGTGATGCGGAAGCGGCTGGCGCGATCGCCGGCATGATCGACCTCTATGGCCGGCGGTTGCCGGAGCGTGGCGAGGCGATCCGCGGCACGACTGCCGGCAAGCGGTGGTCTGGCACGTGCCAGCACTCGGACCAGTTTCGGCTGATCGTCGAGATCGACGACGAGGTGTTCATCACTGTCTCTCCGGCGGATATCGAGATCGACTGACAGGACGGGCCGCGGCTGGAGGCTGTGGCAGGGAGCACGCGGAGCGTGTCGTCATGGACGGTAGCCGTCGGCGGTGGAACCACCGGCGGATCACGGAGGACGCATGGCAGGCGAAGGCGTGATCCACGTTCAGCGGACGTTCCGGTTTATGCCGGCGCGGAAGCCGGCGGCTGGATCACGCAGGCCAGCGGTGCGGCTGTGCAAGCCGAAGAAGCAGCGGAATCCGGAGACGCGGGGGGCGAAGCGAGTACGGATCAGGAAGGAAGTGCGGCCGCGGATGGCGGCGTGGCTTCGGCGTATCAGAAAGAACGTGCTGGCTCGGCTGACACACACCGGAAACATGTACGCCGACCCGCGGCGAGCGGGCGGCAGATCGCTGGCGGGGGATTGTTACGTCGAGGCGGCGTTGGCCGGCGACCCGCGGATCTTGCTCGACACGATCGTTGAGTCGATCTGCGAGCTGCAAGGAGTAGGGCGGGAGGTGGAATCCACGGTTCAGCCGAAGGCGACGACGGCTCTGCCGGGGACGCCGGAGAAGGTGGAAGAGATGCGACGACGCCAGGAGCGTTTCCAGGCGTTGCACTGTGATTGGGACGCGAAGAGGAGTTAACGGAGATGGCTTTGAAGATCGAACGAGGGCGGCGGC